ACGGCGAAGAAGGACCATGGCACGAAAAAAGACGGTTAGCGCAAGTGAGGGCATCGCTTCCGTTACAGTAGCAGAACCAAAGCCGCGCGGACGCCCCACATTGTATACCGAAGAAATCGCAGCCGAGGTTTGCCAGCGCATTGCTGAAGGGGAAACCCTCAATCAGATTTGCCGCTCAGCGCACATGCCCGCGCGCCCCACTATAGTCTCATGGGTTCTCGCAGATAAGTGTGGCTTTTCTGACAGATACGCGCGTTCTAGAGATATGTTGCTCGAACATTGGTCTGATGAAGTTGTCGATATCAGCGACAACGGCGCGAACGACTGGATGGAGATCGAGCATGAGAATGGCAGGACTGAACTTCGCTATAATGGCGACCATGTCGCGCGCTCCCGGCTTAGGGTCGATACACGTAAGTGGCTCCTGTCGAAGCTGAAGCCAGGCACTTACGGCGACAAGGTTCAGCACTCAGGCCCAGATGGCGGCGCGATAGCTATGGCTCACAGCATCGAATTCAATGTTATCGACCCCAACCAAGATCAGGGTTGATGTTCCCCGCGCTCTAAAGCCTCTGCTCTATCCGGCGCGTTACAAGGGAGCTTACGGTGGGCGCGGGTCAGGCAAGAGCCACTTCTTCGCAGAGCAGGTCATCCTCAGCTGTTTCATGAAGGTGACTCGGGCGGTTTGCATCAGAGAGGTGCAGATCACCATTCGTGACAGTGTCAGACAGCTGCTCATCGACAAAATTCAGAAGCTGGGCCTTGGATATTATTTCCGCGTGTTTGATACGGAAATCCGGGGCAACAACGGCAGCCTGATCATCTTCAAGGGCATGCAGTCATACAACGCCGAGAGCATCAAGTCTCTTGAGGGCTTTGACATTGTGTGGGTTGAGGAAGCGCAGACGCTTTCGGAGGTGTCACTAGAGCTACTACGTCCCACGATCCGCAAGGAAGGCTCGGAACTGTGGTTCTCGTGGAATCCTCGGCATAGGACCGACGCGGTTGACAGGTTCTTTCGCAAGAACCCTCACCCTGAGGCGGTTTCGGTTCTCGTCAACTGGACGGACAACCCTTGGTTCCCAGATGTGCTTCGCAAAGAGATGGAGCACGATAAGGCGACAGACCCAGATGCTGCCGAACATGTATGGGAAGGCGGCTATGGTGTTCAGGCCGGCGCAATTCTTGGCCGGTGGGTCAGTCTCGCGGAGAAACAGAAGCGGATCCATGATGGGGTCATTTTTGATCCGACAGGTCATGGGGTTGAGATCAGCAGCGACATCGGCTTTCGTGACACGGCGGCTTGGTGGTTCTGGCAGCGCAAGATTGGCGGCTATTCAGTCCTGCGCTATATCGGCGAGAGCGGCCTGGAGGCCACCGATTGGATTGAGAGGCTGAACGCTGAATTGAAATCAGCAAGCCTGCCGCTCGCCAAGATATATCTCCCGGCCGATGCCAAAGCCAAGACCTTCGCCACCAAGCATACCGCATTCGAGCAGTTCGGCAAAGCATTCGGCTTCGGCAAGGTTGCCTTGGTTCCAAAGACCAGCATCGCGGATCGCATCAACGCGGCGCGCACGATCATCAAGCGCTGCGAGTTTCACGCATCCAACTGTGAGAAGGGGCTTGACGGGCTTCGCGCTTGGGAATTCGAGTTCAATCCCGACTTGCGCGTCTTTACCAAGGAGCCATTGCATAATTGGGCAAGTCATCCGGGAGACGGATTCTCGTATGGCTCTCAAATCATGCTGCCGCAGAAAGCGCCTGACAAAGACGACAAGGGCAAAGTAGACAGATGGCGCCGCGCCTTCGACAAGGCTGGCGGTGGAGACGCCTCAAAATGGAAAACAACCTGACCTCATGAACGCATTGATGGCACAGACGGCTGACGGCATGACGGCATATGCCGGAGCCGCTGAGCCTCAGGCTCCGCAATATCAGGAGTGGAGCTTAGACAAGAAGGTCCGCTGTTTTGAGGACAGCGAGGAGGCGACGGATACGGCGCGCCAGGTGTCGGAGCGGTGCCGGGACTATTATGATGGCAAGCAACTGACGGCAGCGGAGCTGGCTGAGCTGACCAAACGCGGTCAGCCTGACATCATCATCAACCGCATCCAATCCAAGGTCAATTACCTCTTGGGCTACGAGGCGGCGCTGAGGACAGACCCCAGAGGCCGGCCTCGCACGCCAGAGGATGAGGAGGCCTCTGAAGCCTGCACCGATGCCCTCAACTACGTGCGTGACACCAGCGACCAGAAGCAGGCCTTTTCCCAGTGCTGGGAGAACATGCTGATTGAGGGCGCTGGCGGCAGCGAGGTTGTCCCTGTCCTCAAGCAGGGCGACGCTGACATCAAGATCAAGAAGGTACATTGGGACCGTGCCTTCTGGGACCCGCATAGCCGTGAGCATGATTTCGAGGATGCGCGCTATCTGGGTCAAGTGATCTGGATGGATGAGGAAGATGCGTTGGCGCAATGGCCGAACGCTGGCGACGCCATCACCAAGACCATCTCCGATGAGGCGCGGATCACCTATTCCGACCGGCCGCGGTGGCGGCAATGGGCCACGGTTGGCGCGCATCGCAAGCGCGTTCGTATCGTGCAGATGTATTACAAATGCCGCGCGCTGGACAACACCGGCGAGGAATGCTGGCATTGGTGCATCTTCACCAAGGGTGGCGAGATCGAAGCTGGCCAGGTGCCCTATCGCGATGACGACGAGAATAGCCTGTGCCCGCTGGTGCTGGAGTCGGCGTTCATTGACCGTGACAACAACCGCTATGGCTTCGTCAAGGCCTTGCTTGGACCCCAGGACGAAATTAACAAGCGCCGTTCCAAGCTGCTGCATGAAGCCACCATGCGTCAGTTCATTTACGAAGACGGCGCTCTGGACGATGTTGACGCCACCAAGCAGGAAGCGGCCAAACCGGACGGCAGCATCAAGGTCAATCCTGGCTCGCGTTTCGAGTTCGTCGACCGCTCCAAGGAAATCGCCGCGCATGGCGCTTTGCAAACCGAGGCCAAGCAAGAGATCGAGCTGATGGGGCCGAATGCGGCCATGCTCGGCGAAGCTGGCGGTGCCCCATCGGGACGGGCGATCCTGGCCAATCAGTCCGGCGGCCAGATCGAACTGGCGCTGTTGGTTGACCGCCACAACCATTACAAGGCCCGCATTCATCGCCTAGTCTGGTCGATGATCAAGCTGTATTGGACCGAGGAGAAATGGGTCCGGGTCACCGATGACGAAGACAATGTCCGGTTTGTCGGCTTCAATCGGCCGCTGACGCTCGCAGAAGTGCTGCTGAAACAGGCTGAGGACGAAGGCATCGACCCCGATGAGGCTAAGGGGAAGCTCCGGGAAGCCGCACAAGACCCGATGCTGGCCGCGCAGCTCCAGGAAGTGGTCAAGATGGACCGTGTCCCCAGCGAAATGGGCATGGACATCGTCCTCGACCAGATCCCGGACAACGCCAACATCCAGCAGGAGCAGTTCCAGGTGCTGGGCGACTTGGCCAAGTCCGGCATCCCGCTGCCGCCCAAGCTGCTGATCAAGGCCAGCGCCCTGCGCAACAAGAAGGAATTGCTGGAGGAGTTGGACAAGGCCGAAGAGCAGGCCGCGAACGATCCTCTGCAACAGGCAGCGGTCCAGGCGCAGATGGAAACCGCGATGGCTGAGATCGAAAAGCTCCGCGCGGAGATTGCCAAGATCGCGGCTGAGACCGAGAAAACCCTGGCCGAAGTCAAGAACACCGAAGCCGACAGCGTCAAGAAGCTGGCCGAAGCCGATGCGGTTGACATGCAGATGGGCAGCGTGGTTGACCCGGCTATCGTTGGCCCCGGCCAATCGTCCAGTTCGTCACCAGACGGCATGGGCGCGGGGCCAGCTCAATCCGCGCCTCAGCGTGAGCAGAATCCCATGATTTCCCAAGCCATCAGCGATCAAGCTGCTCAGATGCAGCCTCAGCCGATGGGGGAAGAGATGGGCGATCCTTATATGGATCAGGGCTTGGCGCAGCAGGCTCCGACGCCTGAGTTGCCACAGCCTGCGTTTGCTTAGCGCGAAGTCGATGCCATTTTTGCCTGTGGCATTCTCGACATTGCCTTCGTCCACATTTCCTTACGAGAAGGTTGGATCCGGAGAGTTCATGCCCCCTGGCGCAGTGCGTCTTATTCAAATTGTGCCGAGGTCCGCAATAGAACCCGCGCGGTTGCTTAAGGGGTCGGAAGCCTCGCATTAGATTTTCGAGGCGTGTTACTGGCTCTAGATGATCCGGGTTTACGCACCATGTGTTGCGGCATAGGTGGTCGATAACGAGGCCGTCTTGGATTGGCCCAACGTATATCTCATAAGAAGCCCGATGGGCGGGGTAGTTTCCGCCATTTTTGCAGAAACACCCATAGTTGTTGCTTCTTTCTGATCCCAGCCAGAGCCAGCATCCTGACATTGGCTCTGGCATATACTTCGCTTCGAAGCGTTCTCGTTCAGTTTTTCTCATAGCTCATTGTATATGAGCATTGCTGCCGCCGGGCAATGTAAGCGGGCGAAATCCACAGAAAAGTTAGTTGAGTCTTGGCCGCCGCAAGTACATCGGGCGAATTCGCATGCCTAAACACACGCGCCGCCAGCGATTGGGCGACATACCAAAGGAAAGCACATGACCACCTCACTGGAGGACATCCTCAACAACAGCGTGACGCCAAAGGCTACAACAGCGCCTGCCCCCGAACAGGAGCAGCCCGCGCCGCCAGAGCCGGAGGCCGATCTTCCCTCTCAGGAAGCCGCACCCACGGGCGAACAGGAGCCGACTCCATCCGCTGCGCCGCCGGCAGCCCCTGTTGAAGAGCCTCTTGATAAGAAAATCTCTGCTTTCCAAAGAAAGGCAGAGGATGAGACGCGTAAGCGTCAGGACTATGAACGCAAGCTCCAGCAGGCGGAAGCCGCCATCGCGGAGCGGGATCGCTATATTGAGGCCGAACGCCAGCGCCTTCAGCAGCTTGCTGCCCAGCGCCAGGACGAAATCGACCTCTACGACCCCAACCAGGCCAAGCACTACGTCAATCAGATCGTCGCCGAAAACCTTCTGGTGCAGAAGGTGATCACCAGCCAGGAGCTGATGCGCGACCGTCATGAGGACTATGACGAAGTCGAGGCCATCTTCGCGGAGGAGATGGAGCGTGATCCCAGCCTCCAGCAGAAGATGTGGGCCGATCCGATGCCGGCCAAATTCGCCTATACGCAGGGCAAGAAATTCAAGGCCATGCGGGAAATCGGCGATGATCCGGCCGCGTTCAAGGAGCGCATCAAACAGGAACTGCTCGCCGAAATCCAGGGCCAGCAGCCTGCGGCGCCCGCCGCCGCTCCACCCGTCCAGACCCTTGCAAGACCTGTCCCTCAGCCCCCCAAAACGTTGGCGGGGGTTCCTTCCGCTTCCCGTGATCCGGTGAAGCATCCGTGGAAGGGGCCAACGCCATTGGACCAACTCCTCAATTAGGGACTAACCTTCAATGGCTACCACGACCGTACCTGCTGGCTTGACAGTCCAGCAGTGGGACGACCAATATTTCATCGAATATGTCAACCAGAACTTCTTCAAGAAGTTCATGGGCACCGGCACCTCGTCTGTGATCCAGGTCAAGGAAGACCTGACCCGCAAGCCGGGTGGTTCGATCACCATGAGCCTGGTCAATCGCCTGACCGGCGAGGCCAAGAACCAGAATGAGATTCTGGAGGGCAATGAAGAAGACGCCATGCTGCGTTCGCAGGAAATCACCATCCGCGAATATGCCCATGCCGTGCGCTGGAAGACCTATGATGAGCAGCTGACCGCCATCGACCTGCGCCAGGCGCATAAGGACATCCTTATGACCTGGAACCAGGAGCTGGACCGCGATCTGGTCATTGACGCGCTCGGCTCCATCAACGGCGTCAACTACGCCGCGGCCTCCGAAGCGCAGAAGGATGCTTGGCTGGTCGACAATGCCGACCGCGTGCTGTTCGGCGCAACCAAGTCGAATGCCTCCTCTCTCGACCATTCAACCTCGCTGGCCAACATCGACAACACCGCCGATAAGCTGACGCCCGGCGCGCTCAGCCTGATGAAGCGGATTGCCAAGACCGCCAGCCCGAAGATCCGGCCCTACAAGGTCAAGGCCGCCATCGAAAAGTCCGACGCTTACATCCTGTTCGCGCCGTCCCTGGTGATGCGCGATCTGGCCAACAACACCGAGTTCAAGACGCATAATGAGCAGGCTCGGGACCGCGGCATGGACAATCCGCTGTTCACCGGCGCCGATTATGTCTGGGACAACATCTTCATCTATGAAATCGAAGATATCCCGACCTATGCCGGCGTTGGCGCGGGCGGCATTACCGTTGCTCCGACCTTCCTGTGCGGGGCTCAGGCGCTCGGTCAGGTCTGGGCCAAGCGTCCGCAGACTGTCGATGACACGTTCGATTACGGCCGCGCCAAAGGTATGGCCGTAAAGGAGTGGATGAAAATCGAAAAGCTCCGCTTCGGGTCGGGCCAAGTCGACACCGATGATCCGAAAGACACCGGCATTGTAACCGGATGGTTCGCCTCGGTCGGTGACGCCTGATCTTAGCCTTTATTTGGCTAGACTTCAACATCGAATAAAGGTTAACGGAAATGGCAACATTTACTTCTCTTCAATATGCGAACCAGCCCCAGGTGTCCAACCTGGGCGGGGTTCTG